TTAGCGCCTTGTAAATTTTGTAATAAACCACTCAAGGCAACGCTGGCGTCACCGTTGAACTGACCAGCTTGATCAACACCAACTTCGTTTTTGATCTGGTCAACCAAGGCTGGTAAATCTTTAAACTGCATGGCACTGACCTGTTCACTCATTTTTTGAACTTGATCAACCATGTCCTGGCTGGCCAAGACCACTTGAGCCTGTTGAATCTCGCTGGCTTCACGCAGACCACGAGCATGTTTACTTTCGCCCATGGCCATTATAGGGTTATTCATTTGTTTTTGTAGGTCTTGAATTTCTTTTTGCTTTTGTTTGATAGCGTCTTGAATTTGACGTTTCTTTTCTTGCACTTGTGCTGCCATCATTCCGGCCTGCGCTTGTGGATTAGCTTGTGCCTGTGGCGCAGTAGCTACTGTTGCCAGGGCCTGTTCCATCATGACCAATTTCAAATAACTTGGATTTTGCTCACTGCTATGGAACTCTGGAGTTCTACGATGTTCAGCAATCAATGTGCGAACACGTGTAAGCATGCCGCGGGCTTGCGCTTGGGTCATTTGGTCAAATTTAATGCTATTGCCAAAGTAACTTTCAAATACTTTAGCGGCTTGTTTTGTTGGGCTGACTACGGCCAGTTCGTTGAGTTTCATCTTCAAATCCTCGTTGTTGAATATATTTAGCCCAGTTAACACATTTGGTCAGTTGATTCTCCATGAGCTTTTTCTGTATAATTTTGCTTTCTAGTTTGGTTAATATTATTTCGCGCAGAGCTGGGTTATTGCTATGATCGCCAATGGCAGCTCTTGTGGTAATATCGTGTGTAAGTGCGGCTAATTTGTTGTCCAGCGTTAATAATTCGCGGGCAGTATTATAGGCTTTGCTTTTGTCAGCAATGCACCAACTGAGTGCGGTGCGTGTGCTGTTAAAAACTCCTACCTCTGTAGCCGAACAAAATACTGTGTATCCAGGACGTTCTGCTCGAATGGCATAATGCCCAAAAACTTGATACATTCCTTTGTCAATTTGTAGTATTGTGTTAGGTATAAGATCGCGGAATTCTTGTCGAAACAAGCGATCAAACTCTTTGTCTGGAATCATTTTAAAACGTAATGAGATATGAGGTAGATTACTGATGCTGAAAGAAAACCAATGATTCCAATGCCCCAGCTGATTAATCTATCGTTGCCTTTTTCGGTCAGTTTGCTGACGCTGGATTTAACTTCTTTGACCATGTCGCAAAGTTCAGCAATATTGTGAGCCATAAGAGACATTTTATCTTCAAGTGCATTGTAGCGTTCAGCACATAATTCAACGTGGGCTTCGAGGCTTTTCTTTTCAATTTCTGTGGCTTCAACCATGTTTAATCTCCATCAACTATTTATGGAAATAGGTGCGAACCAAATATTCTGACGTGGACCTGCGGTTATTAAAAATGGGTCGATTTCTGGAAGATTGTCTAATTCTAGCAACATGGGCACACCTTCGGCATCCTCACGCAAAACCTGAACCGGATCTGATTCTGGGCCATAGACCCCTTCTGATTCAGTTTCAAATTCAAACATCCAGCGTGTGCCCGTGGTATCTCGCACAGATGTAGTCAATCCAAATAATTGAGTGCGCAGGCTTAATATCTGTATCAAAGTTTCCCAATTACGCTGTTGATTGCGAGCACGATTCCACTCGGTCGAGGACAAGGCCGACGATAATTTAAAATGTCCGGTTACGCCGGTGACTGTGATGTCAAATAGGGTCTGGCAGGCAAATTTCATTATGATTTCCTGCTTAATTCATAAAGCAATTCTACCTGTTGACACAAGTGATCCAGTTCAGGATCGTTGTGCCGAGCTTGGAATATGTCTACCCAGCGTTTTTGTGATGCTAGCTCAACCAGCTCACGTTGCAAGTCTGGATCTTGACTGTGCAGTTCTCTTTGTGCTTGTCCAGGACGACGAGCATAAACTGTGCGCCCACCATCTGGGCTTTCAAATATGGTAACTTCAGTAATTTTGCTAACCATCATGATAGTATTTAAGTTATAAAAACATCTCAACAAAAAACCTGCCGGAGCAGGTTTTTGTTTTTTACAAATCAGTAACTATTAAGAAACCAATGTTGTAAATGTAGCTGTGTTAGAAACGTTAGCTGTTGGGATACCAATAGCAGCATTTGCTGTTTGGCAAGCGGCAACAAACACAGATGTGTTAGCAAAAGCGCCTGTTGGATACACAGCAAAACTAATAACTGCTGGGTTTGGACCAACTTGAGCGATAGCTACTGTAGCTGTCTGTTGAACTGCTTGGATAACGTTAGCAACGTAACCATTAACACCACCTTGTGTTGCCAAACTTGCATTAGCTGTTACGCTAAAAAAGTCTAACTTAGGACCAGCTGGGTTAAAAGGACCTTGAGCAGCAATGTTAGCTGTTTGAGCGATAGAACCGTTCAATACGTCTGATGCAAATACTGGTTGTGATCCACCAGAAACTTTATTAATATAAGCCATTTTTAAATCTCCTTAATATATGACCTCAAAGGGTCTGCTTGTATTTATACCGTTTGGTAAATTTTAGGAGTTAGGTGACCAAATTAGGATTGTTTAAAATGCGATTTCCAGCGCTAAAACCAAAGCGATTTACCAGTTTGGCGCGACCGGCAGGAGTTGCAAGAACCCAACCTTCGTGCCCGGGCTCTTGACGATCTAGTTGCTGTAGCATGTCCATTTTTATTTCGTGAAGCAACAAGAAGGCACTAAATGCCGCGGTAATACCAGACATGTTGCTTCTAGGACTTTGTAGATATTCTACAATATTATTATACTTGCGAGGTGTTGTATTTTGTTGTAACCATGCGCCAAAATCAGGCAATAAGTTTTCGTAATCCTTAGTGATTCTAGAGTTGACATAACGCTTGCACAGTGCCGGTAAGTCGCTCAACTGTGCGGCTCGCAATTCCGCAGGATTAAAAAGTCCGTTAATATCTGTTCCATGTTGCGTGACTATCTGCCGCAGTTGTTGCACCATTTTTTTGTTTGGTGTTACATTTTTGATATCTTTGACTGTGGGCTCAATGATAAGAAGTCCAGGAACTTTCTGCAGGTTGACATGATGTATGGGCTCTGGCTGTGCATCAGCAGTCTTGTAACGAGTGTGAGCTGCTATGCCTATTTCACTAGCGCCAATAGCCTGACCTAAACGGCTATCGGCAGGAATACGATACTCAACAAAATTGGGTTTGAATTCGTAAGCGCCCGATACTTCTGGAGGTGTTTCGGTATAAAGTAAATCGCCCTGTATGTAACCTTTGAAGTTTTTAGGTGTTGATGCTTCTAGCAAGGGCCATAATTTAGTGTAGATATCAATCAGCTCTCCGCGTTCGCCACCACGTTGACTCATGATACCGGCCAACTGTTGCATGCTGGTTGCACGACCTGCATAGCCCTTGGCGCCAAAGCCCGACTTGTCAGTCAATACAAATTGTCCATTTTCGTCACGTCCCCAGATGATGGCAGGCTTGCCATCCCATTTGACTGTGGTGTGTTTGCGAGTGTCTTCGGCAGCGTGATTCATTATGCTCATGGCTTCTTCAACACCACGTGTGCCGCGATCAAATACTAGATCTTCAATGTGCGGAATGCGTGCCTCGGCTTCCATCAAGGCAGTTTCGATCAAGGGGCGCATGCCTTGATTAACAATACGGTCACGTAGTTTGGCCAGGAAGTTGACTTCTGTGTAGCCAGTCACCGCTGGTATACTAGCACCTTCCATGGTATCTTCCATGAATGGCAAGCCCTCGCGCTCCATGTGAGCTTTAAAGTCTGCCAGTTTAGCTTCTCGCCCAGGATCTGTGCTTAGGGCTTGCAAGATAGATTCTACGCTGGCCAAGTCCTGGCGTGTAGCTGTTCGGTTTAATAAAATTTTTGCCACCTGATCTGGGTCATTGGTAATTAGGGCATTGTTGTCACGATCAGCAATACCGGCCAGTTGATTTAGTTTGTAACCCATGCTTTTGGCGATACTATTCATCAGCACATTGCGCTCACGGCCTTTATACTTGCTGTCTACAGGCATGGCGCCCAACACAAACTTTGACCAAGGCACGTCTTTCATAAACATGAAGTCTGTTTGAACAAAACCGGAATCTGGACGACCTATGATGGGTGTTTTAAAATGCACCGCCGAGCCAGACTTTTTGATCCACTCTTCGGGTTTGAAACCATGACTCTGTGCCCAGCGTGTAAGCTGTGCTACCAGTTGTTCTTTGCTTAGTTTGTTGGCGTCTATGGCAATGTCTAAATCACCCGAAGTATCTTTGATACCTGTAGACCCCAGGGTATTGTTTTGTAGGTCCAGGCCTGGCAACATTTCTTCCAGCCAGGCCAAGGTAGGTTTAACGTCAGTCTGATTGATACGTTGTGTTAGGGCGCGGCCATCGCCGTCTTTGAATACATTGCCACCTTCAAAGATATTCATCCTACAGCCCCAATTCTTGTTTTAGCATGGCCAGGCCTTGTGGGGTTCGTGCTAGGGCTTTCAACTGAGCTAATTGTTGTGTTCCTATGCCCAAATTGGTTTGCACGGTGCCATATTGATTTTTACTGGTCTGTGCAAGACCCTGGACTCCAGCAACAGCTAACATGATGTAGTTTTGTATGGCCTGTTCATGCGCTGGCGTGCCAACTGTTTTGCCCACTTGCTGTAAAGCCTGATTCAACTGTTCTGCCAAATCTGGATATGCGGCCAGGACCTTTTCCATGGTGACTGTTTCGCCGGTGGCAGGAACTCGAGTTGCCAGAGTCTGATTGGCCCAACGTTTAAAAGTTTCAAGATAGTTGTCGCCTACTGCTTCTTTTAACTTGCCTTGACTTTTCAGCGTCATTAACAGTTTAGCATCTTTGGGATCTTTGGGATTCAATTGTTGCCCACCAACAAATACCGGTTCTTGAGAATTTGTTGTTGGTGTTGTTGTTGGTGTTGCTGCACTTGCGGGCGGTGCAAATTGCTTGGATAATTCTTTTTCTTGTTTTAACCAAGTTTGGGCCACATTGGCCGCATACTGTTTTAACCCTGCATCTTGTTGGATGGCTTTGTATTTGTCTTGCCAACGAGTGCTGGGTTTAGGTGCTCCAGGACCATAACCTTTGGCAGTCAAGCCCTGAGCAGATTTGGCAGCAGATGCGCCGGGACTGCCAGGCAAAGACACACCAGTTAGGCCCTGAAAAAAAGAACGGCCGGCATCGCCTTCGGTCAACCGAGCTTGAGTAATTTCATGAATTTGCATCGGTGCGTCTCACTGTTCG